TTAATCAGTATACGTAATTACTATGTCATAAAGAGCTTCAATAAATTCTTCGCTATATAGTATGTCTTCTAGAGTTTTATCTGAGTCTTCTTTATATCTATCCGTTACATAGAAGTCCGGTGCTTTTTGTTTCTTCCCTTTCTTTATTCCTTTATTAATATGTATTTCTTTCTGTGAATCATCGCCTGTATTGTCTTTATTTTTGATTAATTGCTCCATTACTATTTCCTCCTAATCAAGCTCCTTAATTAGGATAAAGGATTAAAACTTAGACGAATAGCTGAAATGGTTTCCTTAGATACAAATTAATTACAAATAGATTAACAACTAATACTCTCTTTCTTAGAAATTTTTTCTATAACTTAAAAGTCAAAAAGTCTAAGTACGATAATTCGTATTTAGACTTTTTGACTTTTGATAATATATTTTTATTCGATATTGTTAACTTCTAACACCATCTCTATCTTTCTTTTTTTCTTTTTAATCATATTCGATACAAATTCATCATAGCTTTCTTTCGGATAATGCTTGTTTTTTACAGTTTCAACGAGTGGTGTTAATGATAGACGTGGGAAAATTGATCTTGCTTCAGATTCATTAATATTATTATATAATACTTTTAGTTGTTCTAGATGATCTTCAAGATCTAGATTAGATAAATCCTCATATTGCTCAATTAAACGTAGCTTAAACATCTTTTCTAAGTCTTCATTTGTTGCAACTTCATTAGATGCATTCTTTCTAATATATACCTCGTTCTTTTTCAGCCCTTCTGATTCCTTTTTAGCTAAGAATGGCACATATCTATTCTGGGAAGGGATATAAAAAATAAAAAAAGTTTTTCCTTTGAGATCCCCATAAATATCTTCATCTTCAAATTTTATTATTTGTGAAGAATAGTCAAGATTATTAGGAAGTAGAGTTCCTATCTTCTTTTGTAAATCTGTTATGTCTTTTATTTCTTCTTGCACTATCCCTACTGGCTTTCCTTCATCATTAATACCAAAAATTACTGTTCCCCCACCGCTATTTGCCATTGCAATTATTATTTTTGCGATTTTGGATTCCTTAATATACTTCTCTTTAAAGTCTAATGAATTACTTTCTCCATATGAATTTTCAATTATTGATTTTAATTTAACTCGGTCAAAACCATCATCTTTTTCATAAGCTGAAATTATTTCTTCCTTGTTAATTAGTTTTTTTGTATACATAAACATTGGATTCCCTTCTATCCAAAAAGTCCTATTATATAATCTCTATCCCTCAAAGATACTCTATGGAATAATTACATACTAGTTTAATGAATTCATTTTGAGTTATTTCTCTTCCATAATTATTAGGTATATAATCCACCTCAGATGAGTTCCTTATCACAGTTATGACACTATGATCTTTATTTATTCTAAATAAACGGTCTCCCATATTATACTCATACTCTTTAAATTCCATATAGATCACGGCTCCTTTATTGAATAACTTTACTTATATTTAGCTTTCAATGCACCCTTGAATTCACTTTTATCTAATTCTCCGAATGCTCGTTTCCAAAGTTCGAATACCTTATGATTTCCACTTTCACCGTTCTTTGTTAGCTTAACAATATGAAAGCCATACTCATCGTCACATCTTGTTAAATATCTTTTTTGATAGAATGAATACACTCTTCCTGACTTAGTAATTTTGTATAGCCCTTCGAAACCTGTAATATCTCTACTTTCTTCTTGCATACTAGACACCCCTTCATTAATTATAATTTACTCAGTATGGTGGTATATCACTTTTCAGAAAACGTGTGCAGCCGTTTTCAAATTTCGTTTCAAAATAAAGTCCCTCGGAAATTAAGTATTTTTCAATCGCTTCTATATTTGCGATAGTATCACATACCAAAAGTGTTCCTTTTTCTTTAAATTCCTCTACTCTAGATTGAAGTTTTTTATCTTTCATTTCATTCATCCTCTCCCAATAAATTGATTAATTCATCTATACTTTCGATATATTTTATCAATTTCATCATTTATAGAATTTGCGAGATAACTGTGATCATACTTTCCACACTCTTTCAACTGTTTAATGATCCAATTTAATCTTGTTCTTTCCGGTGATATATTATCTTCACCCATCCCAACTCGAATTTCACATCCATCAGATAGCGTAACTATCCACTTATAATGAAGGATAGTTTTAGCATCTGGAATTTTTGTCAAGGTTAATCTAAAAGACGTATCATCAGTCTTCATTTCTACTCCATCCAGGTATTTCTCTTCAAGCTCCATTAGTTTACTGCTCCAAAACATTGCCATATTGATATCTCTCCTAATCTATTTATCTACTTGTAAATTAAATAATCTTATTCTTCTCCTTCAAAGTATGAGAAGTCAACTTCTTTAATAATGAGTTTCTTTTTGATCCCTACGCCGATATTATTTTCAATCATCAATTTTGCTAGCTTCTGACCATCCAGGAGAATAATTTTTTTACTCTCTAATCTATCTACATACTCCTCCGCACCCTTTGTAAAAGAGGAGGTAGTTATAAAAATTCCTTTTCTCGCACCCTTTGCATCTAAAGCACCTGAAAAACTCATTACTTCCGGTCGCCCTACTGTATTCTCCCAACGCTTTGCTTGGAGATAAATATTATCTAAACCAAGTTTATCTTCTTTTATTATACCGTCTAATCCTCCATCATTTGTTTTTTCCGTTACTTGCCCATCACCGTATCCCATTGCGGTAAGTAGCTCAACTACTATAGTTTCTAATCTTCTCCAATGCACTTGTTTTAAACGTTCCGCCAAGTCTCGCACTAATTCTTCTTCTATTTCCATTACTTTGTCTAAAATAATTTCAAACGGGTTAACTACTTTTTCAAGTTCTTCTATCTCTTCATTTATTTCCTCAACACTGTCATTCAATAATTCGACGCCTTCATCAGTAATTTGATAGGTTAGTTTACTCACCTCTTCTATGTAATCTTGCTTTTTTAAACTATATCTAGCAGCCCTCATTCTAGTCAGAAAGATGCTGTCTTTACTTTTTTGATATGTAAGATTTTTTTGTTCTTCTGTAAGGTTTAACAATAAGGAAACATTCTCATTTAACATAGTTGAAGTGTACGGCTTAGCATCACTTAATACTCTCAATATCGCTATAATTAATTCATTTTGAGATGGAACCGACTCGAGTCCAAATTCCCCCTGGCTTAGAGTAGTTTTATTAAGAGATAGGTTTTCCACTAATGTCTCATTTGGTATTCCTTGATTTTCAAAAATTGCATATATCTCACCCATCGTATAACCATGTTCACTTAATTGTTTGATTTTCTTTAAAACTGACAAAGATTCATTAGTATAAAATACTTTTGTTTCACGTTTTACTGTTGGAATATAATCTTTAAATGTTTTTATCCATCTTCTTCCATTGGATTCAGACCAACCGACACTTCGGGATAATTCTACTTTAGCCATCAATTTATTAATCATATCTTCTGCCCCTAACAAGATTCTTTAGATATATTTTACCATGTCGGTTACTAAAAAATTGGAAATATAGCCGAATATTTCAGAATTTTGTTCCACATGAAATTCCACTCTTATTTGTACGTTTTTTGTCTAATTTCCTAGGTTAATTCTATATAAAGGTGAACCTGAAGTCGTTCTGTATACTTAAGCATTAGATGATGTTTGTATTGTCTAATTAGTAACGCAGCAATTAATAACTATAAAAAAAGAACCGTCTAATTCAACGGCTCCACATCTTTATTTATTTATATTTTTATCGTACGCATCCACTTCTTTCATTAGTTCATTCAATCTGTCTTCTTTATCTTCTACGGATGCTCCTTGATACTTTTGCTTGTGATAAGATAAAATAAAACGACTTTGTCCATCTGTATATCCTGCATGCAGCATTACATCATATCCATTCATAATCCACAAACTCGAATAACCAGCAAAATTATCTTCAATATATTTTTTACCGTATTCTCCAATTGCTGTTTGTTTTAAGCTAGAATATTTCTTTTTCAGTTGGTTGCTATTATAATACGCTCCACTGGGATTAAAATTATACCATGCACTATCTAATTTATTATGTTTAAAAACATACACAAGTTCAGTATCAGCGTCATACTTTTTGGTATTATAAACAAGGTATGATGGATTTTCTCCATATGTATCTAGAACTATAGTTCGGTTTTCTTTACTCTTTACTTGTTGATATGTCATACCAAACTTGATATCCTTCATTAATACAGGCGTTGTTTTTGCAGGTGGTGCTGGCTTAGTACTTACTACTTTTCCTTTTAACCCACTAGTTGCAATATACCCTGCTTTATTATTGTACTTAACCTTAGACCATCCGCCCGGTTCAGTATTGTAAACAAATACAACTACTCCTTTTTTAAGAGAACCTACTATTTTTGCCTTTGGACTTGGCTTTTCACGTACATCTAATTTGTTCACATTGACTGTATAATGTTTGTTTACAGCGCTCGCCTCTGCTTTAGCTGTAAACAAACGCTAAATAATATAACAAAAGACATTATAATACTAATACTTTTCTTCATTCCCTCTAAGCATCTCCTTCTGTTGTTATACCTATTACTTTTGACACAGACAAGAGAATCACCTTCCAAAATAGGATAATATTTCTAACCGGTTTTCACTTGATATGCTTCAAGTAATAATTGAAAGCCTTTTATTGTTTTATCTCCTTTTCGTTTAACAAACCTATTACTACTTACATACCGCTGACGCATCATCATTTTCTTCTCATAATCGTAATATGAGTGATCTTCTTGCTTGTAAATCCGAATACAATCTAATGCTTCTCTTAATGTTAGGTCAGGTAAGACAGCAAAAGTATGATTTGTCTCATAATCGATAAACTCTACATAAAACACAAAAACACCCCCTATTATCATGGTTCGACAATTGGAAGGTGTTTCTTGCCGTTTATAGTAAAATTTTCACAGCCATATATAAATTAAAAAATAATAAGAGAGAAAAATTAATGTGTGTATTTGGTACACTTTTGAGGAAATTCTAATTAATTATAAAGGAATTAAGAGGGGGAAAAATCGAGGTAAGGGGATTATATACTAAAGAGGAATATGGAGTTACCAAATGTTTTTTAAGCGAACTGCTACTCTTTTACGCTTCTTTTCCACTTTATATTGCCTTGCTTGTAACTTTCCATTATGGTCATAGTATTCAGCCATTAAAACAAAGTCTGTGTAATAACGCTTGATCCTTTTCATTACATCCTTTGATTCAACATATAAACAGTAATAATTTTTATCTAACTTCCAAACTTCATTCATCATTTATCCTCCTGTAAAATTAAAAACCTTCCCGACAAAAGGAAGGCTTACTTTCTTATGTATGGTTCAAAAATCTTTAATTCTTGTTTAATACGTTCTGCTAAAGAGGGGATTTTATCTCCAAATGTTGCAATAAGCTTATATCCCGAAGGCTCAAAAGCTTCTGTAATGGAAGTAATACGCATATCTTTACTGATTCTCCAATCATCATGTTGGACAGTTACAATGTCACCTAATTTGTAATCACGCTCATATTGAAACATATCAGTATTATTAATTTCAGCGTCTAATGTGTTAATGCTGCTGTGTTCTTGGAGTCTTCTTTTTCCATTTTCAATTGGGTCAATATATTTTCCTTCTGAAGCACTCACTTCAATCAATACTTCTTTTCTCTTTAAACCAGATGCCTCACCCATTGAATAGATATTTCTCTTCTCTCCCTCTCCATCGGCTGCAATATAAGCAACATTCTTTTCAGTATAATTGCTGTCTATATAACGTAAACCTCGTATATTATCAAATTTGGGAGAAAAAATAACAGGTGAATTTTCTGATTGATTAACACTTAAGTTTCTTCCTTCATACATATCAAAGACCCATTTGTTTTTAATGAGGTCAAGATAAATATGCCAGCCTAGTCCATACAATTCGCTTAATTGCTCCACTTCTTCTTTAAGCTTTTTATGCCTAGACTGATAACGAATAATTTCACCACGCATTTTATCAGTTGTCATTTCCAATTGGGGAATATTTCTAGCAGGATTAATAGCATTTACAATATTTCGATTAATGTAATGTCTGATAACTGTTTCAACATTTCCTTGTATTTGATCATAAGCTCTTTTCTCGTTATTCTCTCCATATGTAAGGGTAATGCGCTCTTCGAAAATTATGCCTAGTGTTTTACCCGAAAACTTCTTAATAACTTTTCCTTCTTCATTTAAATCATATTCAGTATGATCAATTTTTCCAACCTTCTCTCTATTGTTTCCAACTAAGATCAACTGATCTTTTTCTAATAAACGAACGTTATTATCGTCTGCTTCAATAGCAAGGAGAAATTCACCAACCTTATTATAATTTGTGGTAAATGAAAAAGACTCATAATCATCTATGAGTCCAATTCGTTCTAAATCTTCATTCAAGATATTTATATTTGTCATTTTTATCACGTCCTAGCAATTAAAAAGCGTTCCACCTTTCTTAAAAAAGGTATTTCATTTGTATTATCACGACTCATTTCAATACTGCTATGCAATTTATCGCCGACTAAACCGCCTAATTCATATTCCTCTTCAACCATGCCATCCTTATATATCCCTTTAACAAATTTCATTGGTTTGAGAGCAGGCTCCATATCCTCAAAAGTAAGATCTATTAAAGGATTATAGTGAATTATTGAGTTTTCCAACATTCGATTTACATTCACATCTTTTTCTAAAGCTTTATCCAGTGTAATTTCATATGATCCATCGGTATTTGATAAATACTCCAGCACTTTATATTGTTTTGAATTAATGATTATCTGAGAACCAATAATAATATCTTCAGCTGTGCCTATCTGATAAGAAATAGTGTATGTTTTATCTTCAACCATACCAGTAAGATCAGTCGTCCTAATAATGAAATTGTTATCCCCTTCTTTTAAAAAGTTATGATTAACTGAAAAAGAAGTCTCTTTACTATTTTCGGCATTAAAAAAGCCAATTTCCTTGTTATTCAATAGGAAACTAGCTTTAACAGCTTGAAATGCAAACTTCATATTAAAGATTAAATCTTTATTGCTTAAAATATTAACTTCAACCATATGTTCAGCCAATTAGCCCATCTCCTTTCTTTAAGAGATATCAAATATGATCGCCAAAATTATAGACCTGAGAAATTTTTTTCAGGAATGTTTCTTCATGAATTGACTCTCTATTCAATAGTAACTTTGTAAAACAATATGATCCTGAAACAATGGATTCCCATTCTTCTGTCGCTAGTTCCTTTTGTTGATCATAGGAAACTCTTTTAAATGTCATTGGTGTATATAAAGGCTGAGCAAAGAAGTCATCCGTCACAAAGACATGAGGTACATAGTTAAATTTGATATTCTCTAATGTCTCATTCGCTTTTATCGTATCTTTTAGATTACGATTCAATGTAATAGTCATTGTCCCATCAAGGTTATCTACGACATCTTGTACTTCAAAAGTTTCATAAGTAACCGCAACATCATCACCAACGTTAAAGGAACCTTTTTCAATATGGATTTGGAATAATTGTCTGCGCTCTAAACCAGCATTATCCTTGCTGACAAAAACCAATTCATTGTTACCCTCTGATAATTTTTCATGCGGCAAAGTAAATTGCAGATGGAAATTTAAATCGGTTGTAACAATTTGCTGCAACTCGTTATTTAAAAAGATTTTCACCTCTTGTGTTAATCCCTTCATATCTCGAACAGTATAATCAATAGTCAATACATTCGTTCCTAACACTTCAACGACTGGAGCTACATCAGCAATAATGTCATAAACTCCCTCTTCATCTGGAACCAAAGAAACAAGAGTTTGATTAGTAATATTCACTGCTGGTTTTAATCCAGAATATTTGTTAGCATCAGCTCCTGATGTAGATTGTCCACTAGAACTAATCTCTAAGATTTGATGAACAGATTGTAAATCGGCACTCCTTGTCATGTATTCAAAATTCATACCATGAGTGATACCAGATTGTTCTGCACTCCACGTTGAATATGGACTCTTGGAAAAAGCTAAATCAGAAGCCTTCGATGACACGTCTGGAATTTGAGCAAAATATTCAAGCGTTTCCCCTTCTTTAATTGAATCTGGGGTATCATCATTATATTTATTTTCACCTAACCCTAATTCACTTAGAGAAAGTAAAAAGAACGTGTCTTCAGTTAAATCGCAACTTCCTTTTCCTATTCCAAACGTTGGTTTAAAGTCAAAAGTTGGATTAGTTGCTGCTTTCACTTTTGTTTTTAAGAACAAATCCCTTTCATAGTCACGAAACATTCCCAAAAAACCTTGGAATTCCTCATAAGGATAATGATAAGTGTTGTAATAAATATAATTAATAGAAGGTGGAGTATCCCTGTCGTTGTAGTGATAATCTCCAGCAATATTTTGAGGAACAAACCATTCATTTGCTCCTAAGTCTGTGTTTAGCCATTGCTTTATGTTAGATTGTTTGTATCGGTTATTCCCATATCTTGCTCTATCTGATAAAGCATTTTCTGGCTCTTTTCCATCATAAGCCATAAAGAATAAAATTTTATCAGCCATTATGGTAACAGCATTTTGAGGATAGTTATTATCTTTCTTCCAATGATCTTTTGAGACAATTTTCCACACCATTGACTCTTGATCTGATTGATGTTTAAAGTTTCCCATTCTAACTTTGGCACCAAGGGGTAAATCACTAATAAATTGAGCATTAACTGTCATTACGCGTTCACCTCAGTAACAGTTATATTTACATTTGATACTTTAATTTTATTTTGACCTGATAAAGCATTTTCAGTGACTTTTACTAACTTCCCTGTCGGTCTAGTGTGATAATGCTTCACTTTATTTGCTACAAAACCAATTGGATGAGGCTTCCATGTTACTTGATCTGTTAAGTTAGCTCCACTCATTTGAATTTCCATCTTATCCGTATCAATTTGAGCAGTTGTATTGTTAAGATCGATTTTGGAGGTATCCTTTAAGATATCGTAAAAATAACCCGCTCCAGTTGTACCTGCCTTTCCTTCTAAATATCTTTGAGTGAATAATTCAATTTGATTTTTCTTCACAAGCTCAATTTCCTGTTTTAAATTCGTTACCTCAACTTCTTGTTTTAATTCATTGAACCGGGTATAGAGATCATCATTTATTTGGCTTTTAAATTCATTAAAATTTTCTTCTAACTTTTCTAAAGGAATCGAAATAAGCGAAGAGACCAATCCACATAAATTTTTATTAAATCGTTCATCCGTAATATGTTCAGTCATAACTACTGTTGATTTAGAAGGAATTCTAATTTGAGCTAAAGACAATTCATATACTTCCTCATCCCGTGTTAAAACGGGTGCTTGAGGAAGTAAAGATGGTTGACCTTTTAAAATAAATACTTTGATATGACGATTTTCCGGTTTATTATCATACCTAATTACCACTCTATCAATCCGATCAAAATTTTCATCTGCTATATCATGTTGAAGATATAAGTCTTCTGTATTTTCATAAAGATGTCCTTTAATAACGGCTGAACCCGGAGTGACTGTTGTTTTTAACTCTATTCCATCAGTTTGAACTTTGATGAAAGGAACATTATCTTTATGAATTAACCCATTTGAAAGAAATTGTGAAAAATATGAAGAAAAGTCAGTTGCTTGATAGCTTCTGACTTGTTGTGTTGAGCTATTAAAAAACTTATAGATTTCTGTCATCATAAACCTCCATTCTTTATACTCCTAAATACTTATGATTCCACTGCAAATGTAAAGTAGCTGAACCTGAATCACTCTCGGCTGTGTACTTTAGAACATTTTCACCAATATCTAAATATAGGAATGATGAATCTAATGACATCATTCCTATTGCGTTGCTCTTCTTTCCATCCTCTTTAATCAAAGAAACTTCCTTTTGTCCATCTGCCGTATTAATTACTAGAGTGTCAGTTGAATTAATCTTTTTATTTATCCTGATAAATTCACCAGTTGTTAAATTTTCAAGAAAAATATTTTTTACTCCACCTTCAACTTTTAAGAAAAGAGGAGTCTGTACATGACCGTTATTTACAACCTTTGTCGTTGTGCTTTCATAACCTAAGCTGAAGTATTCGTTACTCTTTGTATTCAGTGGAAATGAGAAGGCAGGGGTTACAGGAGTGTAAAAAGTATAGTGTTTTTCATGAAGGTCGTACCAATAAGGATCAGGACATAGTAGATTAATTAAACAAACAACCGTATCACCCTTATATTCAGAAAAGAGAGGTGTTTCCTCGATAACTGCATTAATCTTCTTTGTTCCATTTGGCGTCTTATATTCTAAAGTACCCTTTAGTTTTGGATTGAATATGCTTGAAATGAACTCTCGATATTCAAATAACTGTTTATTATTTCTTGCTTTTATTGTCGTTCTTAGGACGACATGCCTCATATTTAATTTAGAATCTTTTATATATTTCCCATCATGATTAGGAGTAGAATATGTATTCAAATTTACACTTACATTTCCAGTTCCTTCTATACTTTGAAGAATAAAAGGGGGAGCAATATCGAAATGGATACTTTGACCTCTTTCGTTTATATAACTTGCTTTTTGCACATTCACACCTCCCCTTTTATGTATTTAAAGTCAAAGCAAGAGTTTGCCCAGCATACTTAGCTTTACGTGCTATTTCTGTAGAAGATAAATTGCCTGTATTATTAAAAATAAGGTTTTGAGTAATTGAGTTATTCCTTAACATTTTTTCAGTATCTCTATTTTTTATTACTTGAGAACCTGCTGGCAAACTAACAATTTCACGCCCCTGCTCCCCTACCACGGCTAATCCACCGGAAAAGTTTTTAGTACCTAAAGCCAGACGATCTTTTTCATCTTTGCTATCACCACTACTTTTACTACTTTTTCCGTCACTTCTACTTTTCCCTGTCTTCGATTCCCAACCAATCAATTCTTTTACTTTATTAATAGCATCTCCGACTTTTGTGATTAAACCACTAAAACTACCAATCATATCTTTCACATAACCAATAACTTTTTCTTTAACTCCTAAAACTATAGTTTTAATTTGCCCAAAAACGGATTCCCATATTTTAGGTATACTGGAGAAGTCACCGTTAAAGATGGCAAGTATAGTATCTATAACTCCTCGGATAATTTTACTTATCGCACTAAAATAGGAATTTGCTAAAGATTTGACAGCTGACCAAATCCCAAGCACTATTTCTTTAGCGTTGCTCCACCCATTAATAAATACTAACTTTGCACTTTCTGTAAAACTTTGCACAAAGTTTGCTACAGTAGAAAAAGTACTAGAAACTGTTGAAACAATTGAACTCCATAGTCCACTAACTGTTCCAACGACAGTATTCCAAGCGTTTACTAGGAAGTCTTTTGTTGTTTCTGTAACCTTCGAAAGTGCATCCCCCAAAGAATTCCAAGTATTGATACCTGTTTGAACTATGCTATCCCATAGTTCTGCTAAGAAATCTATTGTTGCTTGCCATCCGCTTGATAAAGCTCTACCTGCTGTTTTCGTTGCATTTGAAAGAAAATCGCTCAATGCTCCGAAAACTTTTTTAGCATATGCCCATATCTCATCCCAATTTTTATAAAGGAATACTCCAGCAGCTACTAGAGCTGTTATTGCAGCTATTGCAATTCCAATAGGTGCTGCTATTGCTCCAAATGTTATTCCTGCAGTTGCAAATAAAGGAATTAACGTACCAATCATTGTGATTATAGGTGATATGGCAATCAGTAAAACTCCCAAAGCCCCTGCTGCTAATCCAAGACCTACAACAATTTTTTGCATGGTTGGGGACATATTTGAAAAGAAACCAGATAGACCTTTAACAGCACTTGAAACTTTAGGCATCCAATCTTGAGCCATTTTAAGCAGCACTTGACCTAATGGTTCTAATGCGCCTTTAAATTCTCGCCAAACTGCTGTAGCTTGTTGAGAAACACTTTGTTCAATTGCATCTCCAGCTCTTTTAGCAGCACCTTCTACTTGTCCCAAAACCTCTGTGGAAGGATTCATAGCCATTACAACTTTTTGACCGACATCCTCCCATTGAGTTCCAAACAATTCAACTCCCATACGATTACGTTCAGTTTCGTCTTTTACACCAGCTAACGCTGTCATCACTTCAGTGTAAGCGCCCTTTGCTGATTCACCACCTGCATTGATCTTGCCCATAACGTCTTCTGCACTCAAACCAATTGAATTCATTACTTCGGCTTGACCTTTGCCCATATCAGATAATCGTAGAAAGTTCTCCTTAACCGCATCTCCAACTTTATCTAAATTGAAAGCGCCATTTTCACTTCCTGAAACCATAATCGCAAAGGCTTCTTCAGCTGTATAACCCATTTCTTTAAAGTGGACTGAGTATTCGTTAATAGAGTCTAGAAACTCACCTGAGAAGTTAAGCCCCTTTTGCTGTCCAACTGCCAATAAATCAAATGCTTTATTAGAAGAAATCCCAAACTGTGTCATAAGCATATCTGCCGATCTTGCAACGGCTCCAACATCTTCATCCATTGTCTTTGCAAGCACCATAGCTTGTTGTGTTACTCCGCCTAATTCAGCGTCATTTAGCCCCTGCATTTGCTCTTTAACAGAAATCATATCTTGTGAGACTTGTTCTAAACTTTCACCAAATCCATCTTTATAAATTCCCTTTGCTGTCTGTACCAGAGCATCTGCTTGATCTTTTGTGTAACCTAATGATGCTTGTATTTGGGCACTTGCTGAATCAGAATCCATAGCGCTACTAAGCAATGCACCGCCTATTAAGCCAATACCACCTGCTATTGCAGCACCTGTGCCAGCCATCTTCCCAGCAATATTTTTAAAGCTCGCTCCTAGAGCGTGAGCACGTTGTTCAGTGTCATTCAAAGCCTGATCAGCTTGATCTGTATCAATAAATACTGAACCTAACAACCTAAAGAGTTCCAAAGCATATCACCTCCTATCCTTGGGGACTTTTTCAAAATCCACTTGTACAAGACTCATAGACAAAATGTTTGTAGCATCTTGGATAATTTCTTCATCAGATTTACCAGATCGAACAACATTGTGATTGTTAGAAGACGGTTTGTTCTTGCCTGTTACACGATCTTTGAACTGTGTAAATGTCATGAAATTTTCATTCTGTATGTGCGGATACAATGAAACATAAAGCTTTTCCATGTGTTCATCTAACTTCTTTTCATTAGCCTTCATGGTCATTCCTCTGCCCTCTACAACAGACATTTCCATGATTGCTTCAAAGCCACCACCATAACGGGACAATAAGAGGTCTTTTATCTCCCACTCGTTATTGATTACTTCGAAGCTAGTTTCAAAAAACGGTCAAATTCCTCACTTTTAGATAATTGGCTAAACACCTCAAAAAGCACCTCAAATCCTAAACGTTCAAGTTCTTTTGGTTTAACTTGAAGTAAACTAGAAAGAAAATCAGTAATTTCTTTTTCTGCTAGATGCAATCCACTTAAAACGCGGCTAGCTAATTCAAAACCTATTTCTTCTTGTGAAAGTCCTTTTTCAAATTTCAACTTAATATTAAGTTTTGAAATAATTTTCGACATAGGAAAAATATCTTTGTATGTAAGTCCTCTAATTTCTAATTCTTTTTCTTGTTTTGACATTGTTCATTTCCTCCAATTGATTGGTAATTATTTTTGTTAGACATACAAAAGAGCATCACCAAATTAGCGATACTCTCGACATTAAAGCTTTATTAAGGTGTTACAGGAGCAACAGGCGCTTTAGGATAGTAAATTTTATAAGGCGCTCTATTTGCATTAAGATGAGTTTCATCATAATGTCCTGCTAGTTTCACAGGGATAACAACTTCTGCTCCATCCTGTGTTTTCATTTCTAATCCTTCGATAGAGATAACATTTTCAATAACAACAATAATTGGTTGACCATCACTTAAACGACCAACGAGAGCAACATTTTCTAAGTAGTCAGTTAGCTCAATTGTCCCTTTTGTTGTGATAATGTCGTAAATACTATTTGTTGTTGTATCAACATTACTACCTGAAATAGTTAAAGCTAGTGTTTGTGCCGTAACTTCTTTCAAATTAACAAGTAAGGTAGGGTTTTCGAATTCTTTTACTGCCAGCCCTTTACCTCTTCCCTTCATACCATCAACAGCGATATTTCTAATTTCCGTTTCAACAGCAAATTCATTGCCACCTTCTGTTGCACCAATTAACTCACCTGATACTAAGTTTCCAATAGCAGGGTCAATCTCAAAATTCTTATAAACAGCCCCAGCATCAATGATAAAATGATCTACTGATTTATTTGTATAGCTAGTTGATTTCAATGACATGCAAATTCCTCCTAATTTCTATCATAATTTTTTATAAGGAAACGCAATTGTCTGCGTTCAATACTTGTATCTTCATCTGGCAGAGAAAAACGGTTTAACTTAGTAAATATAAATAAAGACTCCTCATCTAGATGACGAAGAGTCTTAAAAATATTTTCTACTTGATCTGTTAAATTCTCAGTTTCAGTAAGAACGTCATAATTGGGTTTATCTTGATTCCAAACATCTAATTCAAGTATTCTGTCTTCTGCATTACTATTAGAAGGATTGTTGGAAGGAAAGTTAAACACTATATAAGGAAATGATGTTTCTTTTGGTGCTTTCATATAAAAAGCTTTATGTGTTACAGAGCTTAATTGATTTATAATAAAATTAATTTTTTTCGCTGTTTTCATTATAATCGCTTCTCCTAAGAATCCAGGTTTTCAAAATGATTTTCTAGAATACGTTGGATATTATCAAGATTCTCTTCAGCAGCAGGAGTTAAGTATGGTTGAGCATTCATCTTATAGGTTCCTTTTTCTACATAAACCCCATATTCAACATCTGTTCCAATTTGAACGGATTTCGAGTTTATATCAACCTGATGATTAATACTATCCCTCAAACGCCCACCAACACGTCCATTCTTATATTCACCAACGGGCGCACGTAATTTCGATTCACCTTTTACGTATTGACCAATCGCTTCAAGGCTTCTTTCAACGTTTTGCTGTATTTCTTCTCTTACACGATCAAAATGATTTTCAAATCTCATTATTTCCCCTCCTCACTTTGAGGAATGAATTTCAACTCGATCTCTAAATGATCATTCATATTTAAAGGATTATCCACGTATGTAACTTCATATTTCTTATTGCTATACTGGTTGATAAGAATGTCGGTTTCTTTTACATCCACTACATCACAAATAAGAATATGAGTTGATTCTTCTTGCATCCTTGCGTATTTAAAGACAGTGCTTCCAGTAAGCAAATCAAGAACACCTTCTATAGTACCAGCATCCTGTAAAGTGGTGATTTCACGATTCAATTCATTAATAGCAACTACTTTACGCTTAATTTTGAAAAGTTGCTCCATTAGATGAAACTCCATCCACCAGCTGAAGGATCAGTTGTTTCTTTATATCGCTCCAATGTAGAAGTGATATAAGAAGGAAGCTCTTCAGAATATGTAGTGTTCATTCTTGATATTGCTTTTGCTTTAACTCCTGATTTTAGCATGAAAAATTCAATGATCTTGCTTGCCATAAACTTTAATGTGTCATCGACTAGTGAAGGATTAGCAGTAAGATCAAGACCGGTTTCTTTTTCAATGAATGAAGTGACAACGGGAATCATGGAAGTAAAATAATCATCTTTTGAATTGTCTTTAACGCTTAAATAATTTTTGATTTCCCCAAGAGTAACCATAATTACTTCTCTTCTTTCGATTTAGCAGGTGCTTTCTTCACTGGTTTTACTTCTGCAAATTCCTCTTTTTCAAGAAGATATTCAATCAGTTTTTCATCTTCAATTTGAAATTCCATACCTGTTGTATTATTTTTAATAACTTTCATTCTCTTCACCCTTTCACAAATAAAATAAAAAAATCCCTCCTAAACATAAGAGGGATTCAATTATGTATTAGCCTTTGTCAGCTGTAAGAACAACTAATTGTTTAGGAAGAGTAACTTTAGTACCAAATGTGTAAAGACCTTTAACACCAGCACCGAAACGTTTTTCAGGCTCATATGCCTTCATTTCTGTTACTTGACCGGCAAAAGTGATAGCTTGACTTACACCGCCCATGATTTTGTATTTGTCTTTTGTTACTGTTGAAAATGGAACATTGTTTGAGTTGAATAGGTTAAAGCCTGCTACACGACCAATATAACCGTTTGTAACTACTCCATCAGCAGCTTGAGTTGAATGTGTAAGCACTTCAGCTTTCAAAAGCATTCCATGTAACCAAGCAGGAACAACAAGGAAACGTCCATCATCAGGAGTATCAGTTTCATCAAGACGTACTTTTAAATCAACGATTTTATCGTAAACGTTTGCAGCCGTAATGATTTCAGGAGTTGCATCAGAACCCAAGAAGTTATCAGCATGAACATCTACATAATGAGAAGCTATTTTAGTTTCTACACGCTTTTTCAGACCGTTACTTGCATCTTTCATAGCTTTTGCCATGTTATCAATATTAGATTGTGCAGCATCGATTGAATCAATGTAGAAATTAAAGTATGGTTGTTGGTCAACAACTAGTTCTTGTTGAGTACCAGTAAGAAGTTGTGGATCAGCCATATCAGTATTTTTCACATAGTCACCGATTGTTACAGGATTTTGTGAGTTGATTTTTACACGGTCACCGGCATCTTTAATTTCACCTTCATAATCACGATTAACAAGGTTACCATAAGTGAATTTTTGATCCATTTCCTCAAGTAGTTTAGCGCTCCAAATAGCTGGGATAAAGTTTTGCATAATAATAATTCCTCCAATAAGTTAGTTTTTTTAAAATATAAAAAACATGCCATTTTGACATGTTCTTAAACGGTAATTATTTTGATTGAACCATTGCAGATGCAATATCTTTCCAATCAGATGATTTAATCAATTGTCGTGCTTCTTCAGTAGACAAGTTTTTCAATTGATCCATTGTATATGCCGGTTTAGCCGTATCACCTTTTTTAAATTCCTTAGATGTACCGCTAATAGCAGCATTGACACCCTTTTGAACCGCCTCGTCAAACATGGTCTTGAAAGCAACGACATTTTCTTTTGTTTTATCAGCATCAAGATTAACCAAGAATCCCTTCGCTTCAATTGGCAATTCATGTTCTTTCAATAAATCAACAGTAAGCAATTCCATCTTTGTTTGTTGGATTTGAGTTAGTGCTTCAGCAATTTCTTTTTCTTTAGAAGCTAACTCCTCTTGGCGCTGTTTCGCTTCAAATTCCTTAATCTCATCTTCTGACATCTTGGATTTTTTGAAGTTTTCTAATTCAATATCTTTTTCTTTAAGCTTCTTTGAATACTCAGTACGGATTTTATCAGTTTCAGATTGAACAATTTTCTTAATCATTTCTTCTGTTGCTGAACCGTTATGAATATCATTTTTCTTCTGTTCATTTGTTGCTTCAACTTTTTCAGTAGCTTGTCCAATACCTTTACCGTCCTCACTACCTCCACCGTTGTTTTCCACTTCTCCACCCTCAGCAAAGAATTGAATATCTAAAGGCAATAAGAAATTTTGTTTTGTTGTAACTGGTTTTGACATAATTAGTTTCCTCCTAATGAGTTCAAATAAAAAAGCACCTTCAAAAGAAGTTGCTGCTTATCTGCCCTCATATATAATTTTATTTTTATTTAAGAAGCAAGATTCTTTTCCCACTCAGTAAATGTCTGATATTTAATCATTTCGTTTTTACCTGTATGAGGATTTTTTGCTTTTCTCACAGATGGTTCAATGCCATCAAAAACGGAGATCATATCACATCTGCAATTAATGTCTTCCTCTGCCCGTCCAAACCTTCCCGGTGACTGTGCTTTTGCACCACTTTTAGAAACAAAAGGCTCATCCACTGAAACAGTTTGACCATCTAAATGACGATGAGTATCACGGGTTTTATTACTTAAAGTTGCAAGCCACATCTTTTTCATAATCACACCCTTAGAAACAGCATGCTTCATAGAATTTAGATTAGCCATTTGTGAAGAACGATGTGTTTCAGTCTGAACAATACGAATTGCTTTGCTCTGTCCAATATTCAGCTTTTCATTAACAGCTTGCGCCATTTTTTGATAAGAATGACCTTGAACTAAGCCTGAAAGAAGAGTTTCTTTCAATTGACGGATTAGTAGCTTATTGTTTTCCTTTGTGCGCTCATCCCACTTGATTGCATCCATATCATTAAAGACAATGGAATCTAATACAGCTGGATTAATCATTGTGTACATGCTAAAACCAGCTAAAGTCTCAACGACATAGCCTTGATAGTAATATGATTTTTTATAAATATCCAAAATTGCATTCTTGGTATATTTAATCTGCAAATTCGTTAAGGAATTGATATGATCAATTATCCTCTTCTCAAGTGCTGCTAATCGATTGTATTTCTGCATAACTTCATGACGAACAATCCCACGCTCTCCATACTTTTCAAACAAATTGGCAATTTCTAATTTAATAGATTGCATTGCTTTTAAATACTCTTTGCCAATTTGTTTTTCTGAAGAACTTTTGATCGTTTTAATAATACGCTGATACTCCTTAAACTGCTGCTTGTTCATCATCTTCACCTTCTTCTAAATTTCCGATGTTAAATTCATCTTCAACATCAGTAGTAGGGTCAGTAAAGGTAGGTATTGAAGCTTCAGCATCTTCTTTCATTTGCTCAAGTTCATAATCAACATCATCTACAAAAGAAAGAAGAGATAAGCGAGTACGTTCAGAGACGTTACCTTTTAAAGCTGTACTAATTTGCGCTTCATAAAGATAATCAGTCGGAAGGTTTCTTTTATAGGTAAAGAACACATCAAGATAATTAAGATCAACCTTTTGTGTATTCCAAACATGGCACACAAGATACATCATTTGAGTTAACGAGGTATTAAATTTGTTTTCAAGTGTTTTACATTTATTATCAATAGCCATCAATTTATATTTCATGGCAATTCCTGAAATGTTACCAGCAAAGTCCTCCGAAGTAAAATCAATTGATTGTCCGAAACGATTGATGTTCTTTTCAATCCGATTTAAATGATTTTCTACTGCTGCATCATTAATATCTTTCGTTAAGAATCCAACTTTACCGCTTTCACTTTCATTGTGTAATGCTCCGACTTGTTTTAATTTGTCCATTAATTCTTTAGTTGGTGCTTTTCCACCCGTAAATAGGAGATAAGCCAAACGTAAAGCTTCAATTTCACTGTTTATGTCCGATAAGGTATTATCATACCCGTCAATCAACGGTTCGATTTTTTCAAAGTCGGACTGTTCTTCATCATTGTTGCGAAACTTGACGATAGGACACATAGGAAAGACATGCTGCATTGGATTTTTAGCATACTCTATATCCAACACATACGGATTTTCTTTCTGTACTTTCTCATCAGTTGATTGAATCCAATAAGAAACATTATCCTTATCGAAAAATTCAACTTTTGTAATCATTTTGTCGTTATCATCTAACTCCTGATAATAGCGTAAAGAATAGATGACGGCATTATTTGAATCAGTAATGAAAATGGTTTCCCAAGGTGCAACATTCGCTACCCGTACATGTGGAGTTGCAACAGTTCCTATGATTTGACTTTCAATATACAGTTCAATTCCGGCATGACCGGCAATTGAAACAAGTTTCGTTTGTTCTGCCAATGTATCCGCTAAATTATTTAGCTTCATAAACTCCTTCATCTTATCCGAATGAGCTTTATATCGATCATTCTTCATGCCAACAATAGTATCAAACACTTTCTTCATCATGGAAGGAGGTTTCTGCTCATAACTGTTTTTATCAATTTCAAAGCCAATAGGAATACCGCAAAAATACGATACCTTGTTATTAATAATTTCGCCCACAAAATCATTGTTTAGCTTATTATTTACCTTCTCATAATCAGGAACTTTCCGTGTTTTAATTGGAACCCCTGCATCTGTTGCAAGATAGCGTTGATAAGACTTCCATGTTTTTTCTTTAATTGATGCATGGTCTTTAATTAAACGGTCAATCATTTTACCCGTTAATTCTTCACCTTTATCAAGCTTCTTTTTTATGTAATTTTGAACGGCTGTATTCCCCATTAAATCACCTCCTTAAAATATGTCTAAAGCTTCCCACTCTTTAGCTTCGATAATCATTTCGCATAAACCGGTTAAAGTATCCGGTGCATCATCATGTACGGATTTCTTTGCTTCTTTTTGATACAAGTTAATGTCTTTATAGAAATCCTTCCATTTGATACTCCAATCTTTAGGAAAGAAAACATTATCCATGACAAATTTTGAATTAGTTAAGATACGAGCTTTCTTGTTCTTCGATTGATGGAACCATTCAACATGAACACTTCTTGTCTTATGTACATCACACAATAAACGCTCCACATTGCGAGCAAAACCACGCCCACCATTATTTGATTCAATTTTTGCATGTCTAACTTTATTTCTAACAAAAAATTTTGCTGTTTCTGGTTCGGTTACTTCCATTCCATCTTTCGTGTAATACACATCAGTAATGTACAATTGACCTTTATAAAGACCAGCTGTAATACTACAAAGCCAATCGTTACCCATATCGGCTGTATCTGTATAAGAAATGATATTAACGAAATTCACATTACCATCATTGTCATATGGTAAATCAGCTTCAGAATAAGTTTTAAGATTCTTATACAACTTCCCTTTTTGATCTACTGGTGATTGGTGGTAGTTCGCTGCAAACACTAAAGGATCAGAATTTCTTTTCAAATAAAAATAACGCTCTTTAGAAAGAACGTCTTCGCATAACATTTCATCATTCGATTCATCGTAAGCTTCCATATGAAGCACGTACCATAAAGGAGCATCTTCACTATCAAGGATTCTTCCACAGGGATCACCTTTAGCCCATCTAGTCGTATTCATGATTTCTATAACATCAGATTCGGCACGACTAATAAATGTTCCAGTATACCATTTCCATACTTTATCTAATGCTGCTTCATTTACGGCTGTTTCATAGTCTTTTACCAGGTCGTCACAAATAAGGATATTTCCGCCTTTTCCCGTGATACCTCCACCTAGTCCAACACCCTTATATGAAAAGTATGTACCTTCCAAAGCCCATTGTTGAATAGCAGCATTTCCATCTTTTACTTTCGCATTAGGGAAAATATCACTAAAATCGTAATCCAATGGCGTATTTTTCTTTGTTTTGATTCCATCCCGTGTATAACGTGAAAAATCTGTTGCCATATCATCATTATAAGATGCTGTAATGATACGATTATTGATATCTTTACCAAGCAACCATTTCGTATAATTAACGAGTGTGCGTGATTTGCCATGACGGGGAGGAATGTTCATAATAAGCTTCTTATATGGCTTATTATTGTAAGGATTAATAAGAGTACCTTCATAAAGAGCTTGAAGAGTATCACATATTTTCTTCAGATATGTACGGTGTTCAAGATAGAAGTCAGGTTCAAGCAGTTTACAAAATTCCCACAGGCTATTACGTGCCTTCCTAATATTTAACTCACGCTGTAATATAAGTATTTCCTCTTTTTGTGATCGATTCATTAAAATACACCTCCTTTTCTGCAATAAAAAAGACAGTCATTTATTGACCGTCTATTCACAAACGTATTCAATTTACAATATCTTTTCTGGAACCAGCTTAAATTCATCATTTTTCATTTTCATTTGAAAAACTGAAATTTGTTTTTGTTGAGCTATCGGCATGATCTTTTCTTTATCTTCTTCTGTTATTTTACTTCCTAGATAAATTGCTTTAGGCTTGAACAATGGACTATTGAAACCAGATCCTTTACCAAGTGGAAATGTCATTCTCCATTCTTTTTCATATTTCCACTCATTTGATTTAAATAAAGCTCCATAAGTAATCCATAGATTATTATATTCACTTTTGCTTTTAACCGCTTGCATTATATAAGGAGTCATATCAAATATGTTATCGGTATAAATAACTGGCTGTAAATTCCTAATGAGTCCTGGATCAATATGTGGTTGTGTAAAATCATATTCTATACAAAAACCAGTATGATTTTTGGCATAGTGACTCCACATTAAAATAGAATCATTACATTTGCTAAAACAAGTAAGAAAAATTCCCGATTGAGATCGTTCGTTTCTTTCCTTTAAATACTCTTCATGTATTTTATCGAATACATTATCTACGACTTTCGTTATCTCTCTAATTTTTTCTGGACTATCTTTAAACTGTTCATCGAATGATAATCCAAACTCAAATATCTCTTTAAAGCTTTTACCCTTCATTTGCTCAATTTGTTCATCACTTAATTCAATACCATGTTTTTCTCCAAGAGAAGGAAGTGTATTAAGCATAACTAAAGCCATTCTTTCTTCCGCATAGGTTTTAGCGTCCATTGTGGAAAAACAATCGTACGGATCATTTAATTTACTTGCATTGTTAAACCAAACAGTGTCATTTTCAAAGTTACTCAAAGCATTATCATTAACATCTCTGTACTTATATAAAGAACTAGGGATATTTTGCTGTTTTAATTTCATAGCGTCTTCCATTTTCATATCTTTTACATTCTCTGGGTACATCAAACCTACATATTCATCTATCCACTTTTCCCTTGTCATAACCAACAGCCCCTAATAATTCGATTTAAACCCTTCTAACATTATAAACCAAACGAGGATAAAAAATCCGATTTTTATAGTTATTGTATTTCAAGGGAGGCGACAAAAAGAAAGACAGTCGTAATAGACTATCCTTTATCTAGACGTATAGATCGTCTATAGCTATATTTAACTCATTTTCACTTGCCATTGTGTAACGCTTAGTTACTTCTATTGTTTCGTGACCAGCAAGCTGTGATACTGTTACAATATCAAAGCCTTTCTTGATTAAATTCCGACAATACGTATGCCTTAATTCATGAGCGTGATGACCATACTTCTCAATAATACGTTGAGCCGAACGTTTAGACATTCTCTTATTATAATTAGATAAGAACAATGCTTCATTATCATCTTCTCTTGTATCTAAGTATCTCTGAATATGATAACGTGCTTCTTTTGGTACTGGAACTTTTCTTTCCTTATTCCCTTTACCAATAACCGTCACATTTCCATTTTTTCTTAAATCAATATCATTTATACTCAAGGCAACCAATTCACCGATACGAACTCCAGTAAAAGCAAGCATGTAGACAATAGCTACATTACGTAAATTCCCATCCTTTTCAACTTTTCTCAAAATAGAATGCACTTCATTACGCTCTAACGACTTAGGAGCAATCTTAGTAACCTTCTGTTTCTTTACTCGATTAATATCCTCAATGATATTTGGACGATTAATATATTTACTTAACACACCAATCACACCAAAGATACGGTCAATAGTTGAAGCTGAACGCCCTAATTGTTCAAGGTGCTTCATGTATTGCTGAACATCGAAACGTGTAATATCCTCAATATTTGAATTGGACTGTTGTAACCATTCATCAAGCTTCTTTAATTCCCTTACATAAACATCAACAGTTGAGACAGCCTTTCCTTTATCCAATTGATTTAATTCAAACCGTTTAAAGAAATCGCTACTTCCATTAATTACTTTTAAGTTATGTACTTTCATGTCACTTTTTTTCATCTTTCACGACTCCCTTTCCCTCATATCTTACCTAAAGATTAAAGGAAAGTGTCATAAAAGTCAACTTTCGCGACACTTTTACTTTATAAATCTACTTCTTTGAATAATTGTCTTATCTCCTTTATCATCAACAAAGATAATCGTTTCATCATTACAATTACCACATGTATAAACATGATAAATTCCATCCTTTATATTAGCAGCGTGAAATATTCGATTGAATTTCATATTTAAGCTGCAACATAGACAATTATAAATACTCATATGTATTAGCTCCTTATTAATGAACTTCCTTTTGGTCTTCCTCTTCAGTTTTATATTGAACAGTCTGTGTACGCTGCATACTTTCAAGTTGCTTTTGTAGTTCTTCATCAGATAAGTTAGAAAGGTCATTCTCCTTATTCTCATGAACATGAATTTGTTTACGAATACCAATTGTGTCACCTAGAGCATCTAGTAACATTCTCTTTTCATTCACTGATTCAGCTTCTTCATTATATAAACGTAAATATTCAGCTTGTACAAAGTCTTTTGTAATTAGAGAAGCTAACTCATACTCCTTCTCTTTCCTCTCTATTTCCTTCTTTACCTTCACATTCTTTAACAAGCGAGATGCCTGAGAAGCAGCCGTATCCGTCGAATATCCTGCACGTATAGCTGACTCCGTGCCGTTTCCTGTCTCCAAATATGCATTAACAAATTTACGTTGTTGAAACGTCAATTCGCCTTTATTTTTCCTTGTTACCATTGAGTTTGTCACCTCACCTTAACATCCATATTTACAATTAGAGCTAATCGCATTTATTTACTATCTTGTTCTTCACTCCTTTAACCGTTCTTGCACAGCTGGAATAGCTCCTAAATCTGCAATTAACTCATCAAATTTCTTCAGCTCTTTTGCTAAATTCCCATGAAGCTCAATCATTCTCTCCTGGACTAATAAAGCCTCCTCATCGGAAACAATTCGCTTTCTATTTATAATTTCATCGACCATTTTTCTTTTATCTAACTTATTCATTATCTTCTCCTCCTACCTACTATTAAAAATCAATGTTTATTTTGGTCAACTTTGATTAAATCAATTGCTTCCCTATAGCTATATCCCATACTTTGAAAATACGGGATATACTCAATAAATAGCTTTAGAGTACCCACGCATTCTTTTAATTGTTTTATGACCATGTTACTCTTTGCCTTTCTTAAATCCATTTTTTATTAATTGAATAGCTACTCTACTAGGGATATTAAATTGTTCTACTAACATCCCAATTGTTTGAAATTCATCACTCTTTTTACTCTTAGCATCTTTATTCACCCTATCTTCTCCCATCTCTGCTTTCTTAAAATCTCAGTGAACCGAACAACTTAGAAAAGATGGCATTATCTAATTCTCTCATCACATTATTACGCTCCTCTAAAACAGAAGCCTTCTCTTCCGCTAACAATGGTTCATTCTTATTTAATAACTTTTTAATACTAAACTCTTCATTTGCCTTAGCCACGATCTTGATTCTCCTTACTAATATTATTTGAATTTAGCACATATTGATTTATAATTATATATCATTATGGTTTATAGCTTCGTTCTTAAATTTTTTTCTCCTTAAATTTATCGATTGATTTTCTGCCAAAGAACAATGCTTTTAATTGTAATAGTAACAAGCAGCTTCTAATTTTTTGTTTTAAATTGTTTCTCTTATATTTCTTGTAGGAAGACGGTCTGTTTTCTATAACACTCAATGCCTTTTCTATTCCGTTGTAAAAGTAAACGTCTTGCAAAGTTTCAATCTTTATCGAATCCAAATAACTTGCTACTTTATTAACTCTATACTGCAATGTTTGATAATTGTTCCTCTTACCCACTTCATATTCCCCTTTCTACCTCTTAAAACTTGTACTCTTGAATTGCTTGTTTCTCTACATTGATTTGGATTTCTCTCATATTCGAAAAGCCACATTTCTTACAAGTTTCACGCTTCTTATAGATGTTCAAGCAATTTATGCAATAGTATTTATTTTTCATATTCTGATACAATCTCCCTATTTTGATGAAAATAAAAAATTAATCTTTTTTGTCCTTCACTGTAGCTAACGCTTCTTCATATTTAGATTTTTTGATTTCATTTTTCCCAACAAGCTCCATGATCTCCTCTTCTGTTCTTCGTTTATCGTTTTCTTTCCAAGCCTGGAGACGTTCGCTTAGATGTGGATTCTCTAAAAGAACCATAGAAAGTACATTAGCTAATTGAATGACAACACTTTCCTCAGCTTGGGCTGGCGTTAGGTTATCTTTGTTGGTATAGTCAATATCGCAGTACTTATTTGCTGAGTGCAATAACTCGTGCAAAAACACTTCTACTCTTCTTCTATTAGAAAGATTCTTCTCCAAAGCAATACTTCGAAACTTATCACTATAACGCCCATTCAGTTGATTTATTTTATTTTTAGATACATCATGAAAGTCAATCCCAATCATGTCTTCCTCATCAAGCACCCAAATTTCTCGGTGCCCAATTCTAATAGATCGTTCCTTTTGTTTAATAGTAGTCATAGAGCACAAGTATTTAATCAAACCTTCATTTTCGACTAATACTTTGAATAAATTCTTAGATAAATTTTTAGCTTTGTCATCTGTCATCTTCACACTCATAAAGTTACTCGCAATCTTCAACAAACAAAAAACAAGAACATACATTTTCTGGATATGTTCTCTGCTTGCATCAATAATGATAAAGTTGTTATTCTGATCCAGCGATTCTTTCCCATTTATATAATAAATATCAAAATACATACCGGCATAATTTAGTCTTTCTATTTCTTCCTCTTCCTCAATAAATTCAATCAGTTGAGGGTTATTAAAGAAGAATAGGTATAATCCCTTTGTAAGCTTCTGCAGATCGACAGTCGAAAAGTAATTATCATCATTTAACTTATCCATAATATGACCAAGAACACTGATAACTCTTGTATCCTTATGATCTAATTCATTTAATAGGATGGTATTATCCCAATCCCTGAAATAATCTTTAGTACCAGGAGTTGTATTCATTAAATCGGAGGTAGTAATGACATTGAAAGTGGTCTCCTTGATTTTTAATTGCTCAACCACTAGTTGATTCTCATTTTCCATTAATTAATTCCTCCTGTTGAATAGGTCAATTGGTAACATTGATAGTTATCAACTAATTCAGTTTGTTTCATGCCCTCATAGCGATTCTTACCAAAGCCTATACGTTCTTGGAAAAGCAACTCGTTAACGCGCTCTACAATCCTTAGCGACCTGAAATCTAATTCGTCGTATACGTCACTTACGAGGCAATCAACAATAATCTTCTGGTTAGCGTGTAAATTATTATTCTCTACCTTATCTCTATCACCTAGATAAACACAAACTCGGCATTTCACTTGATCCTTTAAATCATCATACTTTCTGGTGCGTTTAATCCTATCACTAACAATTTGAAATGTTTTTTCCGGCGAATTATTCGGCACACCACTCTTAAGACTCTCATCATTAGAAAGAATATCTGGCCGACTCTCATCTAACACATCATCTCCACTATGTTTCGCTTTATAAAAAAGCAACCGTAAAAGCTGCTCATCACTGCTCAATTTTTTATATAGCTTTTCTGCTTGCTTGACTAATTGCATTTCCTAACCTCCTAATTTTTCTTCCAGTTCTTTAATTCTACTTCGAATTTCATTTGTAACCGGTGAAACATTTCTCTCCATCCGTGATAGATGCGGTTGAGAAATACCCAATTCGTTAGCAAGTAGCTCCTGGCTAATATCATATAGTGTTCTAAACTGTTTTATTTCGTTCTTTTTCCTAATCAGAAATTTCAACTCTTCATCTGTCATGTAACCCCCTCCTTTGCTATGTTTGATATTTTATACATTTAAATTTGACACTTATTTTTTTTGCGATATAATAAAATTACGGAATCGTTTATTTTTTGAAACAATACATAAGAAGGGATAATCAACACTACTAATCCTTTCATTTCGAGTTTCGTGTGGCGACAAATTGGCGCACCTTCGCACATGATTCCCCTTCTACCTATTGACCATTTAAATAAGCCCAATCTCCTTATATATCAAAGGAATTGGGCTGTTTGTATTTAACCGGCGTGACTTTTGGTTACTTTTTGAACGCAGCTAGGAACATTTCTGTGTGTGTTTGGTAGAGTGTGTTGAGTAATTTAAGTTGACCTGTTTTATTATCTACATCCTTCAACATAGAATACATAGTGTCCGACTTAATTTTCTTTTTACCGATCTTAGTGTTATGAAAATTGATTGCGTCCATTATTCTTTGGTTTTGTTCTTCTTCGTCATAATTCAAAGAGAAGATGCTTTTAATGTTATTATTCATTTCTTTTATTTCTTCTTTAACTGATATTCTTTGTCTTCTATTTGCTTTAGTAAACTCCACTTTCACTAACAAATCCTCAAATTTAACAGTATCTTTGCGTTCTGCATAAGGTATATCTCTTAATTCCTTATACAAATAATCCATTGGACAATTGTAATAGTCAATTCTATTTTTAATAGTTTTACTCTGACTCACATATTTAAAGAATTTTGGCTTTACTCTTTTTTGCCTCTTGACCAATTTACCCTTTTTGTTTTCTTTCTCATACTCCATAATATTTAACTCATAACTCTTCTGAACGTTTTTGACTTCTTCCTCAATTTCTAACTCATAAAACTTTTTAGCAAGGTCAATACAGATTGTTGAAAGAACTGTCATAACATCCACTTTTCGCATGAGATATGCTACAGCTTCTTTTGTTTTCCCTTTTGAAAGTTGATCCCAATAAATACTGTTAATCAATTGTCCAGTATTCACGACTTCCCCAATCATTCTAGTAGAAGTAGCTAATTGCTTATCAATCTCATACATATCTTTATCATTCAATTTATATTCTTTCTTTTGGCTCTCTACAGCATTGATACAGACAAGATACCTTTGACACTCCTTAGTAATTTTCAATAACCTTTCTGAATCAAACATAACGAGCGTATCCGAATCATAATCACATCCAGAAAGTTTATCCTGAATAGGAAACTTTACAGCATTCACACAAACAATATTGTCAGTTAGATCAAAATATTTTTCAATTGCTTTGTTGTATGTATTCTTTCCGACAAACACATTTGAAGGTGAAGTGTGAGGGTTACGGAAACCTGAAACTTCTTTATTAAAATCAAACATTGTTGTATAAATTTCATTATCTTTTAGAGCTAACCCCGGCTCATTAATATCAAATTGTCCGATTGCATGATATAAAAACTCCATTGGATTCCCTAGCATTACGGCATAGTCTCCACGTAATCGAATTTTCCCACGCTTAATGTGAGTTACATAGCGACTGATTTCTTTCTTTCTGAAATCTTTAAATAGTGGCGTATAGACAATATCCTTATTTACCTTGTACAAATCAGCAAACATCATGTTACTGTTCATTTTAGTAGCACTTTCAGCCAGATATTTGATAAATAAATCATCATTATTTTTCAAATCTTTAATGTAATTGATTTCAAATTTAGCTAAATCAGAAATATCTTCCTTACTTAATGGCATACTGTTCAGCATTTGATATGACATTTGATTTAAAATATTCCCGTTATTATCGTGTCCACGCTTTGATTCCTTTTCATGTTTCACTACTCCAAATAAATCCCCCTCTTTTTTCACCAAGTCTTTCCAGTAATTGAACATTTGTTTCTCATATTCATTTCTATTTTCTTTCCAAAATTGTCCCCATACTTCCTTATCTTGTTTTAAATCTCCATCTTCAACAAACACATCTGCAAACTTCAATGCTTTTAAAGAGGAAGGGGTAGTTATCATTTCTATATCCTTGACGTGAACTGACTCTCCATACATGTTTTTAATTTCCCATGTGTCATAATCAATATCATTTTCCCTAGCATATTCCTCAAAGAATAGTTGTAAGTGAGTAGAGAACGCAGCGCTCTTGAACATATGGTTCCTAAGAAGTAGCATAGATTGTTCTTCTTCAAAATATTTAGAGTCAAGCAAAGATTCACCGTCAAATAATGAATTTGAGATCGTTGCTTTTTCATCTTTGATACTATCTAAGAAAACACCGTTCTTTTTAACAACATTTGCAGCATGAGTAAATTTAGAATCAACATCATCGACAATGAGAATCTTATGAGGATCAATTGTTACTGCACTTTCTAAACTTGAACTAACTAAATTCTCATAAGCCAACAAACTTGCTAAATCAACAGCTTCATTCTCTTTGAACGGAAGATACATTCTACTCCAATCAATCATTTCTTCTTTAAGTGATTCTTTAATGAACAAACATTTTCCTGTACGGCTCTTTGCACTTGAACGCTTATATACGACATATCTAGTATCAACAATTTCTCCTGTTTCCTTATCCACTTGACGTATAGTAAATCCATTCATGTACAGTTCCTTACGTAAGTCAACAGCTTTCATTCCATTCCATTTGTTCATACCAATTTCTTTCTCGATTGAACTAATGGTAGGTTTCAAGTTCTCTTCACGTTCAATTAAATCATTATTTTCCTCTTGTTCTTTGTCCGTTAATTTCTTACCATTTTCAACTTTCTTAATATATTGTTTTAATTTATCTTCAATCTCTTGATAATTCTTTAAGATATATTCTCCGCTTTTCATGTTTGAATTAAATTCCACATTAATGATGTCACTAGAAACTCGCTTACCACTCTTCTTTATCGTTTTAATTTTGAACTCTTTTTGTTTTTCTAATTTCATGAGTTCTAAGCTAAACGGAATCATGCCAACGTACTCTCTCTTTAACTTTCTATCACGCTTCATATGCTCCATAATCTGACTAGCTTCCATTGATGGGATATATACAGCTCCATTTGTCGTCATAAATAATATTCCTCCACGTATACGATTTAATTTCGATTCTCAAATTTTGAATGTTCATTTTGACATTCTCCTTTTTCGCCTTTTGCATCGGCTTATTTGTGTTTAATTGACCCATATAGGGTTGCTAATATATGCGATTAATTATCACGCTGCATTTGTTTAACTATCGACTGACATATGACTACTAAAACAGGATAAATTACGTTTAAACCTCACATCTTAATCACCTCCTCAAAAATAATTATTACTATATAAACAAACATTTTTAACTAACGGGGGAAAACTCGTTTTTCACACGTAAAATACTGGATATTTATATGTATCTTATATGTATCTTATATATTAATTAACTTATATATAGGGTACGCCTAATGCTGCATTGAGCGTACTTTACCTTTGCATTTTAAACTCTCACCCTTGCATTGAGAGTACCGACCCTTGCATCAGCCGTACTTAGGTAGAAATGGTGTAAAATCAACGTTTTTAATGTAGTGAATCAGCAACATAATAATGATTGTTATATTTAGTAATAATTAATTCATCCGCTTCATTATGCATATCAGTTGATTCAAGTTTGTGCTTTACCACTTGGATTAACTTTAACTTTTTCAATTGTTTATTTGCATTGTGAACATACTCTTTAGAAATTCTCAATCTATCTGCTAAAGTATCCATTGCCACAAAGCAGAAACTTCTATCTCGTTCCTTGTCATGTAAATTAATATGTGATTTATAGTACCAAACTTGCCTGAAAGCATATTCGTCTATTTGGTCATTCATCCAGTAGTTGAAAATGTCAGCATTGAGCATAGTAAAATGTTCATCCTCGCTACACACTTTTTCATTGAAGATAATCGTTAAGTATCCTTTTGTCGGTAATTTTGGAATCTCTTCTTCAATAAGTCCCAATTTATAAAACTTCTTCATTCTCGTTTTGAATGTTCGGTTATCACTTATCTTACAGAATAGCATTAACTTTTTATGATCTAATGTAATTTTCTTATCCTGAAAGTTACGGAAGTATAAGAAGCATAAACGGGTATAAAGAACAAATTCAGCGTTACTTAGATAATCCTCTTCATTTCTCACTACTTTTGTCGGTACTTTCACTTGAAGCTTTTTTTTAACTTTATCAGTCAATGCCTACTCCCCTTCCATATATGTATTAAACTAATCTCCTTTTGACTTCGGAAATTGCGTCAATTAATAAATCTGATAAGGTTTCAAATTCATCTGGAATACCTTCCTCTTTTGGATATCTAATGACATACTCAGCTAATTCTTCTAACGTTTCGAATAACTCCTTATTATTCATTTTGAAAATAGTCTCACTATTAACTTGTTCGTCACTCATCAACTCATTAAAAATTTTCATTCTATATTCCTCCTAACTATTTATATAAGAGAGGACAGAAGCGCCCTCCCATAAATTGTTTCTCTTTAATAGACTCCTAGCTTGTTTAGCTCTTTGTAAAATGAATTATACGTTTCATCGCTAATCGGATAACCAATACTGCAACTTTGGCAAATAACTTTCTCTTTAGAAAAATTAATTTCAACATCTTTATCTTGCTGACAACTTTGACAAAACATTCTTTTCTTTATAACTTGATTACCAATTGCACCTTTAATTTTCTTTTTGATTTGGCTATTCACTTTATTACATCCCCTTTTTATTTGATATCCCTTGACCACTGAAACAGACATTACTGATTATGTAAGTGCTTTGCTCACCTCCCTTCATTTTCTTTATAATTGAATATTTCAAAATGACGTATTGTGCCATCCAAATAGTTCTTAATAATTCGATGAACAACTCTTCTTATTGGCATATTCATTTCAACAGATAGAGTTTTTAACATTTCATAATAAGAAGTTTCAAAAGTTGCATGAACAAAAACGCCATCATTTTCGTATTCAACGTCCTCATAAAAATTCTCACGTATTAATTCTCGCTTAACGGTTAAACTAGATAAGGCAGTTATCGAAAGATTTTCATCCATAGCTTTGTAGTGGAGCTTCTTTTTATCTTCTAGACTCAACTTAAATTTCACATCATGTTTAGCGTCAGAACGTTTTTTACGTCTGGAGTTTTTGTCTTTTAAAATAATTTCAACCTTACCCATAGTGCTATCCCCTTTCACTGATTTTTCAAATTTTTGAAAATAGCTCATGGTCTTTTGGTCTCTTGGTCTTCTGGTCTCCATTTATCGAGCAGGGAAGAAGAGGCTAAAATTATTAGAGAATATAATTTACTTACTAAATACCTTCTATTTTTTAGCCTCAAGCTGAATTAGCAATTTTCTATCAATAAACATACTTGTCTTAATTGATCGCCTACTTTTTCTTCACACAGGAACAAAACGATTATATGAATGTCATTCGTCCACACTCATATAATTTAATTAATAATTAATATAATAATGTTGACTACCATTTGATAAACTAGTATCATGATATTATCGACTGGTATATAAGGTATCTTATATGTCATCTATAAATGTTGATATCATAAGATTTAAGTTTATGAAGATGTTGTTAAGCGATCTCGTCCATTGCTTTTTCATCATTAATAAACTCTTCTAAAGTGATTTTTACACCTACTACTTTGAAGAAATATTTTTCTTGTGAGTTGTTGGTTATCACTAGATTTTCTAGAACAATCAGCTCTTCGTTTAATTGACAGTTCAGTTCAAAGAAAGCATCTTTTTCGTTTGTTGATTCTACTTCAAACAACCCACATTCCCAGAATTGAGCAGTATTATTTTCAAAATCAAAACACATTTCAGTATCAATCATACAAACTTTGAATACAAAGCTTTTTCCCGATTTATTGTAAAAATATTGAATACCTACTCTAGTCGATGGATCAGCTGCTAAGTAATTTTCTAAACTGACTTTTCCTAAAGGACTTAACTTATATTCTATAGTAGCCCATACTTTATTTTTAGTGTGGTTAATTGCTTTAGCGTTTGCATGATTCATTATTACTTCCTCATTTCATTAATAAGATAAATTTCTGACTGTGCAAAAAGCAGAGTCTTATTTGTGTTTTCAACATAAACAAATAAATGTTTAGTGATTTTATGAAAATCATTAAAGTTATTGAGTTGTTTGTGCAAGTTAGGAGAAGCTCTACTTTAGCTCCCCCTCTTATCATCTGAATATTTGTTAATTAGCTTATTTAACTCCTTTACAAATTCACTATTATCAACTTTTACAATGTCTATAATATTTTTAAATAAATTAACAACTTCCTCATCCGTCTGCTCATTCATTAAGTAAAGTACTTTTTTTAGCACATCAATTTTTAATGAAAGCAAATCTTTGTCAGGCTCCGTTAAAAATACCCTCTCATATAGTTTCGACAATAAATCGTCCATATCCCTATAACTGTTTGTCCTTCTTGCTTGAGCCTTAAGAAGATAAGTTAATTTGTCATTTTCAATCTGTGATTTTATATTTCTCATTTCATCCTCTGTTAACTCTTTAGCAAAATATTCTCTAGGTAGTTGAAATGCTTTAGAAAGATAATCAAGTCTTTTTTCTGGAATCTTTTTTTTTCTGATCCATTCATAAACACTTTGTCTACTAATTTTGAGTTCATCGGCAATTTGATTAGGGTTTGCTCCAGCAACTTCCAGAATATATTCAAAACCTAGCAATTCTTTTTCACCACCTTACATCATGTTAAGTTAAATTCATTATATTACTTCACATGATGTAAAGCAATAACTTTTTAGGAAATTATTCATGTTTCTCTAAGTTCTTTTCATAAAGAACTTCAAACCTCCTCAAATAATCAATTGAAAATAAGAATAATCTCGGCTTAAAAGCAAAATAAAAGGCGAAGGATTTACCCCTCACCTTAAAAATCAAAGCTAACTTCCAGTTACTATCATACCTAAAAAGATGAATAAGTGTGTTCATCTCTTTTGAAATATCTTTTATTAATCATGGCATACTGACTTGAATTTTCTCATATTGACTTTCAAGTTCAGATGAAAGTTCACGTATATCTTTTGTATAAGTTATATAAGAGCCGCTTGGTTGCTTAGCCAAATTAATAAACTCTTCATATGTTTGGTAATAACTAAGTGTCTCGTCATAGATATCTTTGTATTTGTTCGGAGGCTCTTTTATTTTTTTCATATTTTCAACAATCTCATCTTTTGCGGCATCAATATTCTCTATTGTGCCATCATTTGATTTTAGGTTGTATATGGTTTGTAAGCCTGTCTCAAAATCTCCTCTTTCTATATATTTACCAAGCCGAATATGATTACCCAATTTACTTTCATCTGTATACCCTAACATTGTAGGAGTATCAACCCCAAGATAACTTGCTAAATTTTTAATATATAAATCATTCTTAATCGTAACTCCCCATACCTCAGAATATAAAGATGCCAACGGTCTTGCTAAAGTATATCCATCTTTTATTTCTTCTGCTGTATCATTCAGATTACTTAAGTATTCTTCTTCCTTTTTCTCTATACTATACTCTCTTACAAAGTAAACACCGACACCTAACCCGATTACTAACAGTGCTAGGATACTTAAAAACAATTTAGATTTTAAAAACGATATTTTTGGTTTTATCTCCTTATTGATTTCTGGGTTATCCATATCTACTTCCCCCCGTTTGAGAAATAATTTTGTCTAGGATTATTTTACCATCTTACTTTGTGGTATGTATTACTTATTTTGTCGAATAAAATAAATAATTTTGCTCACTATCGATGATTATCTGTTTTAAAATTTAAAAACTTGACTTGATTGTTTTACCCTTTTACTTTTGGTTGAGTGGTATGGACAACGGCTTGAAAGCAAAGTTGTTGCCTACGTTCAAATGACTAAAAAAATCAAATGAACATAGGCAACGACACTTTTGTATATCGGGTTATGGTATCCGTATTGTTTAGCCCTTGTTTGTCGGGGAATATTCTTCCCACCAATTCTACTGTTTCAGACAGCCCTGACAGTTTATATACGAATTGGCTTGCGAGTATACCTACTCCTGTCCTTCCTTCGATCAGCACTTAATGGCAGCCCTCTCCATTCAGATACAACGAGAAACAAGGAACTCGTTATTTGTATCCTATCCTGATTTTATAGCATCGGCTCAGTCTTAAACCTGACGTAATTTATTTTAGTGTGCTTAACGGCAACTCACACTGAAACTCCCTTTTCTAAAAAAGACAATAGGAAACTAACCCCCTTGCATTATATTTTTAAAAAATTTATAATAGGGGATAATAGAGCGTTTCTTATTCAGTTGTTTGGATGACGCTGATAAGAACTAACGAGGTTATGTGTTCGCAGCACATAACCTCTTTTCACATTAATTTTTAGGATTATATTATTTTAGAAACTTTTTTACTTAATGTCATTTAGATAAATATTTCTTTACTGGAGAGAATTTGTTGTGTTGTTTGTTGATATGCTTTGTCTCCATTTGAACATACTTGCGAGATGTCTTAATGTCAGCATGATCTACGATCTTTTGTAATGTAAAAATATCTCCACCATTCATAATGTAATTTCTGCAAAAGGTATGTCGAAACATATGTGGATGAAGTCTTTCCATACCAATTTTCTTTTTAATACGGTTTAACCGTCTCCTAAAAGCGTCTGCATTGAAAACTTCGCCATAAGCATTATAAAAAATATACTCGCACTCTCCAAAGTAGCTGGATGTCTCTCCGTGTAACTCTTTCAACAGCTTAGCGATTTCTCTTGTAACAGGAATATCTCTGCCCTTCCTATTCTTAGCGGTTTGAGAAGGTATATGAATTGTAAGAAGTTTGAAATCAATATGACTGAGCTTCAAATTAACTGCTTCATTAATCCGCATGCCTGTGTCCAACAAAAGTAAAATGAGTACCTTATCTCTCCATTGGGCATATTCTTTTGTATCATAATAATTTAGAAGTTTTGCTATTGTTTCATCACTTAAGCCACGTACTTCGCTTTTTTCGTCATCCCTTACCTGCTTAATATTAGCAACAGGATTAGCATGAAGAAGTTGTTCTCTAAACCAAAAGTTACACATCGTTCTCAAAGTTCTAAGACGTATATTAATCGTATTTACTGCAAGTCCAGCGGTTTCTTTTTCCCGCTTCTCAATCCCTTTATATGCCTTCTTAGTTTGTTTCATATAAAGGATATACTCACGTATTATTTTTGCTGATAAATCTGTAATAAAATTGACTTTGTATCCAAACTCTTCAAAGAATGATTTCAAATACCTTATGTGATTTCTATACTCCTCGATGGTACGAGGGCGTACCCCTTCTGCTTCTTTTGCCAAGATAAATATTTCTAATGCTTCATCTAACGTATAGCTTTCTACTTCCTTAACACTAGGTTTCTTTGCAGCCTCTTCCCCTCTTTTACCTACATATGCTCTTAGCATGATGACCTCCTAAATTATAATGTAGGAGACACAGTGAAAGGTAATTTTCTGTCCCAAAAACGTCTAAATTTCTGTCCTACAACCCAGCCAGAAAATAAAAGAAAAAAGGTCGATATAGGTCGGACACCCTAGAATATTTCTAATCCAGAGAACCTTAATATATCAACCTTCTTCTGTGTTTTACGCGCCTTAGAGGATTTGAACCTCTGACCTGCAGCTTAGGAGGCTGCTGCTCTATCCTGCTGAGCTAAAGGCGCATCTTCTATAACCCTTTTTTTCTTCTGGAACGAGAAGAACCATGGTGTTTAAGAAGAATATACTTGCTTAACTAGTATTTGCCGTTTTTATCTTCAGAAACTCTTCTATTCTAGCATAAATCCTTTCCAAGAGTCAATTCGCCCTATGAATGGGCATAGGGACCTGCAAGCAAGTCACGCTCCATGAAATCATCTCAAAAACCTTGAAGAACAAGTCTCCAAGGTTTTTGAGATTTTTTAATGAGACAGCACGCTTTTGGTCTGAGCCTCTTGCCCAGTATTTAGTGATCCAAAGTCATAGCGGTGTTCAATATAAATTTGGTGCCAGACCATAAAGGAAAGGAGCGTCCACAGCTTTCGGCTGTTATCTTTCTTGCCGGCGGCATGCTCGTCCAGCAGCAATTGAACCTGCCGTTTATCAAAGAGATCATCCACCTCGCTGGAACGGATGATGAGAGAGGCCCAATCATAAAGCTCTTCTTTCAGCCAGTGACGGATCGGCACGGGGAACCCTAATTTTTTTCTATTTAACACATGATCCGGAACAATGCCTTCGGCCGCTTTGCGAAGGATATATTTAGTTGTATGATGGGCTATTTTCTGATCAGCGCTAATTTTGGAAGCTATCTCAAAGACGCGTTTATCCAGAAAAGGAACTCTCAGTTCGAGGGAATGGGCCATAGACATCTTATCCGCTTTTAATAAAATGTCCCCTCTCAGCCATGTATGAATGTCCAAGTGCTGCATTTTTGTCACCGCATCGTAGCCGCTGGATTGGCTGTAAATAGGATCGGTGATGTGCGTGTAATCTAATCCCCTTCTATAATCGGTAAGCAGCGGCGCTTTTTCCGCTTCTTCAAAAATCTTCGCATTGCCGATATAGCGTTCTTCCAGCGGGGTAACGCCGCGCTCAATAAAGCTTTTCCCTTTCATTCCTTCGGGCAGTGCTTGGCCAAGTGTTTTAACGATACGTTTAACAGGAGAAGGAATGTAATTAAATACGCGCAAAGATTCCGGCTCCCGGTAGATGTTGTATCCGCCAAACAGCTCATCCGCCCCTTCTCCGGACAGTGCTACTGTTACATGCTTTTTCGCCTCGCGCGCAACAAAATAGAGCGGCACGGCTGCCGGATCAGCCAGCGGATCATCCATATGCCAAATAATTTTCGGAAATTCCTCTAGAAACTCTTCGGGTGAAATCACATAGCTGATGTTTTCTAAATCCAAGGATTGAGCCGTTTCCTGAGCTACGTCAATTTCACTGAATCCGTTTCTTTCAAAGCCGACAGAGAACGTTTTGATCTTTGGGTTCACTTCTTTTGCTAAAGCAACAATGAAGGATGAATCAATTCCGCCAGACAGGAATGACCCGACTGGTACGTCGCTGCGCATATGAACAGCGACAGAATCAGTTAGCACGTCTTGAATCTGCTTCACAAGCTGCCGCTCGCCTGTTTGCGCCGGCTGAAAATTAGGACGCCAATAGCAGCGAATTTTCATCGCTTGTCCCGGTTTTTTAAAGAAATAATGGCCGGGAGCAAGCTTTTTCACGGAAGCCGTCATCGTATTCGGTTCAGGCACGTATTGGAAGCTAAGATAATGCTGCAAGGCATCCCGGTCAATCTCAGACTCCGCCTGATTTTCTTTAGCTAATAGAATGCTCTTTTTCTCAGAGGCGAATAACGTAAGATCCTCTTGTTCGGAATAGAAGAATGGCTTGATGCCAAAATAATCCCTTGCTCCAAATAATAGTTCTTCTTCTTTATCCCAAATAACAAAGGCAAACATTCCTCTTAGTTTCTTGACAGCATGCTCCTTCAAATCGCTATAAAGAGCAAGAATCACCTCTGTGTCTGAATCCGTAAAGAATTGGTAGCCTTTTTCTTCCATCTCTTGGCGAATTTCAATATAATTATAAATTTCACCATTAAAAATGATCCAATAACGGTCATTTTCATAAGAGAGGGGCTGATGCCCGCTCTCAAGCCCGATAATACTTAGACGTCTAAAACCAAAATTTACGTGTTTATCAAAATAAAAGCCCTCGTCATCAGGCCCTCTATGAGTAATAATGGCATTCATTTTTCTAAATGTATCTTTTTTTAATGTCTCTTTCGTTTCTTGGGGTTTGTCGTATACACAACCAACAAATCCACACAT